TGCAGCGCCGTAATCGTATTACCCAATTGCTTGCAGATTGGGGTCTTATCACAATTGTTAATGTTGATAAGATTGTAGATATTGCACCACTTAATCAGATTAAAGTTCTTTCCTATAAAGAAAAAGACGAGTGGACTTTAGAAACCAAATATAATATCGGTAAGAAAAGAAAAGTAGAAGAATGACTTACAAAGAACATGTAATACCAATTTTTTCAACACCGCTTTATTTTGTAGATGGTGAAGAAGAAACATTCAAATTTAATACCGAACATTTAAATTTTTTGAAGAAAGCAAATTATGTTGAAGCCGAACATAATTATGTAACAAAAGACAATCAAATTTTAAATCTAGAAGTTTTTTCAGATTTAAAGGAATTTATACAAGATCACATTATCAAATACACTGAAAAATTTATATCAAAAGATCAAGAATGTGAATTTGAAATTAGTAGTTCTTGGGCAACAAAAACTAAAACAGGTCAATTTCATAATTTCCACAAACATTTAACTTCTGTAATGAGTGGAGTTGTTAATGTGACGCCAAATAACGTCACAATATTTTCCAGAGAAATACAAGGACCTTTTCCATTTTTTGCTTTTGATTATAAGCATTATGGTACTGCATTTGCAGAAAAAGTTAATGTTGTGCAAGAAAATTCTGGGTGCTTGTTGCTATTTCCTTCTAATGTATTTCATTCAGTTCCACCTTATGAATTAGAAGAAGATAGATATTCTATATCTTTTAATGTATTTCCTAGAGGAAATTTTTATACACATCCTGAACAAACGATCGTATAAATAAAAACGAGACTTTCGTGCGGTCTCTACGAAGTTCGGAACATACCCAAAAGAGGTAGGGTTTTCACCTTACCTCTTTTTTATGTTTATACACTAAATAATATTGAATGCCGTAAGGGTTCACAAAACACAAACTCGCTTTCAAAGGAGCTACAATAATGAACAGTATCACTAGATATACTGCGTCGGATCTTCCTGCCTTAATGGAGAGGATCAATAAACATAGTATTGGAATGGATGAATATTTTAATCGTCTCTTTAATCTTCACGAAACTACATCAAACTATCCGCCATATAATCTTGTTCAGGTAAATAATGTAGAGTCCCATTTAGAAATTGCTCTTGCTGGATTTAAGAAGGAGGAAGTTCATGCGTACACAGAGTATGGAAAACTTTTTGTCGAAGGGGAAAAGGTGGATGCCGAAACAGACAGGACGTTTATCCACAAGGGAGTGGCTAGCAGAAGCTTTAAACGAGCGTGGACTTTATCCGACGACACAGAAGTTAGGGAAGTCACATTTGAAGACGGACTTCTACGGATCATACTTGGGAAAATAGTTCCAGAACATCACGCTAGAAAAGATTATCTCTAAATATATTTGAATATCGTCGGCGCTGGGGGTAGGATGGTCAGAATCATCCATATCCCCCTTTTCTATAAATAAAAATAAAAATGAACCTAGAGTTATTTCTTGAACAAAAAATAACCTTCAAATATCATGATACACTCAATCAGAAGATTTGGAGTGGAAATAAGTTAAAGCCTGAAGTTAAAATGAAGCTTGTCAGGATAGGGCAGGCGTGGGCAGAGTTTGCTAATATACCATCAAGTGCAATTCTTGATATGATTGTTGTTGGTGGAAATGCTAACTATAATTACACAGAATTTTCAGATATTGATTTGCATTTGGTTGTAGATAAAGATAAACTTCCAGATTGTCCTGATCTTATTGATGATTATTTGAGAGACAAAAAACAACTTTGGTCTTTAACACATGATATTAAAATTTATGGACATGATGTAGAATTGTATGCAGAAGAAGAAGGTGCTGATAGACCATCTAATCAGGGTGTATATTCTGTAAAGTATAGTAAATGGTTATCACTTCCAAAGTTTGAAGATCCGAAAGTCGATACAAAGTTGCTAAAAAAGAAAACTAAGGATATAATGGATAAGATAGATCTTTTTATTGATGGTAAATCAAATGATATATCTGAAATGAAAAGATTGAAAGAGAAACTTAGAGGGATGAGATCCTCATCCTTACGAAAAGGTGGAGAGTTTTCCATTGAAAACTTAGTGTTTAAAGAACTAAGGAATACTGGATACCTTTCTAAGTTTTCTGAATATATAACATCGAAGAAAGTAAAAGAACTCTCACTATAGGAGAAACAAATGAGTCCTGATGATGCTTATGAAGTTTTTGATGAAACTGTGGATGGTGAAACTGAAGATGAAAAAGTAATTAAAGTTGTCTTGTTTGATAACGGCATGTACGTTATTGCAGAAGTTCAAGAAATTTTGGCTGAATATGGAATGCCAAACTGCAAACTTATCAATCCATGCATTATCACCAAAGATGGTTATTTGGAAAACTTTCCAAAGTACTGTGGTCAAGAAGAAATCCTTATGTCATCTGATAAGTTCTTGACAATTTTCGATCCTTCTGGTACTATATTGGATAAGTACATCAAACTGACTACTGCTGGATGAGATTCTATACGAATGTTCAATTGATCGGAAATGAGTTTCTCATTCGTGGCTACGACAACGGCGACCATTTCCAAACACGAGAAAAGTATTCACCAACTCTGTTTGTACTTTCTCAAAAACCAACTCAATACAAAACACTTGATGGAAAATATGTTGAACCTATTCAACCTGGATATGTAAAGGAATGTAGAGAGTTCTATCGTAAATACGAAGACGTTCAGAATTTTGATATCTACGGGAATAATAGGTTCATTTATCAATACATCTCAGATAATTATCCTGAAGATGAAATCAAGTTTGATATTACTAAAATTAAAATATCTACTATTGATATTGAGGTTGCATCTGAGAATGGATTCCCAAACGTAAGAGATTGTGCAGAAGAACTTTTGACGATCTCTATGCAGGACTATGCAACTAAAGAAATCCGTACTTGGGGTGTAAAACCATTTATCAATAAACAAAAAAACGTTGAGTACATTCAATGTTCTGACGAACATGATCTTATTAATAAATTTCTCTATTATTGGGAGAATAATTATCCTGAGGTAATTACTGGTTGGAACTGCGAACTGTATGACATTCCATATCTTTGTGGACGAATTGATCGTCTGTTTGGAGAACGTGATGCTAGGAGAATATCTCCTTGGAGACTTCTGACTCGCAAAGAAGCAGTCATCAGCGGTAGAGAACAAATTGTTTATGACATTGGAGGAATCACAGTTCTAGATTATCTTGATTTGTATAAGAAGTTTACTTATTCAAACCAGGAATCTTATCGACTGGATCACATTGCTTTTGTTGAACTGGGGCAAAAGAAACTGGATCACTCTGAGTTTGAAACCTTCAAAGACTTCTATACTCAAGATTGGCAGAAGTTTGTAGAGTACAACATCGTTGACGTGGAACTTGTTGACCGTTTGGAAGACAAGATGAAACTTATCGAATTGGCAATCACTATGGCATACGATGCCAAGGTGAATTATGCCGACGTATTCTCCCAGGTTAAAATGTGGGATAGTATCATTTATAACTACTTAAAGAAACAAAATATTGTCATTCCACCAAAAGTGGATGGCAAGAAAGATGCTCAGTACGCAGGTGCTTATGTTAAAGAACCGATTCCTGGGAAGTATGATTGGGTGGTTAGTTTTGATCTTAATAGCCTCTATCCCCATCTTATTATGCAATACAACATCTCACCTGAAACCCTCCAACCATATAAGCATCCCAGCGCGACTGTTGAAGGGATCTTAAATAAAGAGCTTGATTTTTCCGATCTTTGTGGTCAAACCGTTTGTGCTAACGGTGCATTCTTTGACACTAATAAACGAGGATTCCTTCCAAATCTGATGGATAAGATCTATCAGGATCGAGTCATCTATAAAAAGAAAATGTTGGAGGCAAAACAAGCCTATCAGAAAACACCTACAAAAACTCTTGAAAAAGAAATTGCACGGTGCAACAACATTCAGATGGCTCGTAAGATTCAATTGAACTCTGCATATGGTGCTATCGGTAACGAATACTTCCGATACTATAAACTTGAAAACGCAGAAGCAATTACTCTTTCTGGTCAAGTCTCAATCCGTTGGATTGAGAATAAAATGAATCAGTATCTAAATAAATTGCTTAAAACTGAAGATACTGACTATGTTATTGCAGTAGACACAGATTCAATTTATTTGAATCTTGGTGGTTTGGTTGAAAAAGTTTTTGCAAATCGTGAGGTTGATGAAACTACCATTGTAAATTTCTTAGACAAGATTTGCCAGGAACAATTTGAACCATACATCAGCAAGTCATATCAGGAACTTGCTGACTATGTAAATGCTTATGAACAAAAGATGTTCATGAAACGCGAGAACATTGCTAATCGTGGAATCTGGACAGCAAAGAAACGATACATTCTCAATGTATGGGATAGCGAAGGTGTTCGTTACGAAACTCCTAAATTGAAGATCATGGGTCTTGAAGCAATCAAATCTTCAACACCAGCAGCTTGTAGGACAAAAATTAAAGATGCATTTAAATTGATTATGACATCTACAGAAGATGAAGTAATTAATTTCATTGATAACTTTAAAAAGGAATTTTCTACGCTTCCAGTTGATCAGATTGCATTCCCACGAACTGCAAGTGATATTGTAAAATGGAAATCACCTGCTTCCATTTACAAGAAAGGAACACCAATCCATGTACGTGGATGTCTACTGTTTAACCATTATGTCAAAGAAAAGAAACTTACTAATAAGTATGCTTTGATTAATAATGGTGAAAAAATTAAATACTGCTATCTTAAGAAACAAAATCCCACACGGGAAAACGTAATTTCGTTCATTCAGCAATACCCAAAGGAAGTTGTGTCTGAACAGCATATTGATTACAATTTGCAATTTGACAAATCATTTCTAGAACCACTGAAATCTATTCTGACTTGTATTGGTTGGAAGACTGAAAAGCGTGGTTCTTTGGAAGACTTTTTCGCTTAGGAGACTTATGGATTTTTTAAAAGATATTGTAAAAGAAATTGGTGACGACTATACTAAGTTGGCATCAGATATTGATGAGACGGAAACTTATGTTGACACAGGTTCGTACATTCTTAACGCACTGGTTTCAGGTAGCATATTTGGTGGTGTATCTGGGAATAAGATTACTGCTATTGCTGGAGAGTCTAGTACTGGAAAGACTTTCTTCAGTCTCGCCGTTGTTAAGAATTTTCTTGATACCAATCCCGATGCTTTTTGTCTCTATTTTGATACTGAAGCAGCTATTACTAAATCGCTTGTAGAATCTCGTGGTATTGATACTTCTCGTCTTGTGGTTGTCAATGTTGTTACTATTGAAGAGTTTCGTGGAAAGGCACTCAAGGCAGTAGACATGTACTTAAAAAAACCTGAAGAGGAGCGCAAACCTTGTATGTTTGTGCTAGACTCTTTGGGGATGCTTTCCACTGAGAAAGAGATCACTGATGCACTGAACGATAAGCAAGTTCGTGATATGACTAAATCACAACTTGTAAAGGGCGCATTCAGAATGTTGACACTCAAATTGGGGCAAGCTAACATTCCAATGATCGTTACTAATCACACCTATGATGTCATCGGAGCTTATGTACCAACTAAAGAAATGGGCGGAGGTAGTGGACTCAAGTATGCTGCTTCTACGATCATCTATCTCAGCAAAAAGAAAGAAAAGGATGGAACAGAAATCGTCGGAAACATTATTAAAGCAAAGACTCATAAGTCGCGTTTAAGTAAGGAGAATCAGGAAGTTGAAATCCGTCTATTTTATGATGAGCGCGGTCTTGATCGCTATTATGGTCTTCTGGAACTCGGGGAACTCGGCGGACTCTGGAAGAATGTTGCGGGGCGTTATGAAATGGACGGTAAAAAAGTTTACGCCAAGCAAATTCTCAAAGAGCCAGAAGTATATTTCACCCAAGAAGTAATGCAAGCATTAGACGAAACAGCTCGTAGGGAATTTTCTTATGGTGAATCTTAATGACTTAATTCAAATACATGAAAATGCATTATCTAAAGAATTATGTGATGCATTAATTCAACTGTATGAAAGAAAAACTGAATATCAGGAAAGGGTGGATAATTACAAAAGACCAACCTTCACACAATTCAATCTTACAAGTAATTTTGATGACTTAGAAGTAGCAGAATTGCAAAGGCAAGTTATGGCTACTATGGGAAATTATCTAAAACAATATTATCATTTAGTTGATAAACGTTGTTTTCCAAGAGAACATCAACATGGATTTGAACAGTTTAGAATTAAGAAATATAAAAATGATGGAAATGATATGTTCAACACTCATGTTGATGTTCAAGATCACATGACTGCCAAAAGGTATCTTTCATTTTTTTGGTATTTGAATGATGTTCATGAAGGTGGAGAAACTGAATTTGTCGATTTGACAATTAAGCCTGAAGCTGGTAAACTGGTCATCTTCCCTCCTCTTTGGATGTTTCCACATAAAGGGAATCCCCCGATCAGCAACGACAAGTACCTTTTAAGCACCTATCTCCATTACCTTTGATATGGATCGAATTGAGATTACAATTTTAAGGAATCTTATCTACAATGAAAAATATTGTAGGAAGGTGATTCCTTTCCTCAAAGATGAATACTTTGGGGAGATGTCTGAACGTATCATCTTTGAGGAAATTTATACCTACTTTTCTACCTATGATAAGTTGGCAACGAAGGAAGTTCTTTTCATTGAGTTGTCTAATAGGAGAAATGTATCTGATGATGAACTGAAGCAATGTAATCAAATCATTAGCAATTTTACTGATGATGTTTCTGATTATGATTGGCTAGTTACATCCACAGAAACATGGTGTAAAGATCGAGCAATATATCTGGCTCTTATGGAGTCAGTTCATATTGTTGATGATGATAGTGGAAAGAAAAATAAAGATTCTATTCCACACATTCTTAGTGAGGCGTTAGGGGTATCTTTTGACCATAACGTTGGTCACGATTATATAAAAAACTTTCAGGAACGATATGATTTCTATCACAAGTCAGAAGAGAAAATCCCATTTGATCTTGAGTACTTTAACAAAATTACTAAAGACGGTTTACCTACTAAGACTCTTAACGTCGTACTTGCTGGTACAGGTGTCGGCAAAAGTTTA